GCGTGAAATCTGCCTTCGGCCTTGATTTTGGCTATACCAATGACCCCACGGCGCTTTTCTGTGGGCTGGTGAGTACAGCAGAAAAAACCATTTGGGTTTTCGATGAACTGTATAAAAAGGCCCTGACCAACCGGGCCATTTGCGAACAAGTCACAGTGATGGGCTATGCCAAGGAACGGATTAAGGCCGATTGTGCAGAACCCAAGAGCATTGACGAATTGCGGGAAGCTGGCCTTCAGCGTATCAGAGCCGCCCGGAAGGGCAAGGACAGCGTGAACAATGGCATTCAGTACATTCAGGATTACACCATCATCATTCATCCCCGGTGTGTGAACTTCATTACTGAAATTTCAAATTACACTTGGGCTGAAGATAAGTTTGGGGCCAAGATCAATACCCCCATTGATGATTTCAACCACCTGATGGACGCTATGCGTTATGCGCTGGAAGATATGCTGGTTGGCCCCGCCTTCAGCTTCGACTAATAACAGGATAGTAACAAACATCCTCGGAAACACACGGTTTCTGGTGTTCGGTGTTCATTGCCCAATAGAAAGGAACCGCCCATGTTTGAACAACAGCACATTTTGAAGAAAATTGAACAGTGGGCGGATCGGCTTCCCTACCAGTCTTTGAAGATTGAAGTGGAACTTTCAAACCAAACGCTGACCTTGGAGAAAACCAGACAGCGCCCCATTGGATTTCAGCCCCCCCCCAAGAGAGAAAGGATGGTGATTGAATATGCCTTTGTTTACTGATACTGAAACGGCCCGGATCAATCGCCTGATCCTGATGGGCGGCAATACCGGCATGACTGAACTTCAGTTTTTCGCCGCTGAAATTGATGAATGGAAGCGGAGCCGCAAGCGGAAAGAACAGATTACCGGGGATGCCTACTATGAAGGTTTCCATGACATTCTGACCCGCAAGCGCACAATCATTGGCGAGGATGGCAAACTTCAGGAAGTTGACAACCTTCCCAACAATCGGCTGGTGGATAACCAGTTTGCTTTGATGGTGGATCAGAAAACCAACTATCTTGTGGGCAAGCCCTTTTCCCTGACTTGTAGAAACAAGACCTACTCCGAATTTCTGAACAAGGTTTTTGATAAGCGGTTCAAGCGGCTTCTGAAGTATGTGTGTGAAGATGCCCTGAAAGGCGGGATCGGCTGGTTGTACCCCTACTATGGGGATGATGGCAAACTTGCCTTCAAGCACTTCCCGGCCCATGAAATTCTTCCGTTTTGGGCTGACGATGATCATACCATCCTTGATTGTGCTGTCCGCCTTTACCCGCAAGAGGTTTGGAGCGGCTACACCAAGGAAATTGTGGAGCGGGTGGAAATCTTCAAATCAGATGGCCTTTACCGCTATGTGTATGATGGAACCACCCTGACCCCGGATGAACAGTTGGGGGAACATGAAAACTATTTCAGTGTTGACGATGGGGAAGAAACGGTTGAACTGAATTGGGAGCGGATTCCCCTGATCCCGTTCAAGTACAATAAGCAGGAAATCCCCCTGATTCGCCGTGTGAAAACCCTTCAGGACGGTATCAACACTATGATTTCCGACTTTGAAAACAATATGCAAGAGGACGCACGGAACACCATTCTGATCCTGAAGAACTATGATGGTGAAAACCTTGGGGAGTTCCGCCGCAACCTTGCAACCTTCGGAGCCGTGAAAGTTCGGGATGATGGCGGGGTGGAAACCCTGACCGTTGAAATTAACGCTGAAAACTTCAATTCCATTCTGAAACTGTTCAAGGATAAACTGATTGAAAACGCCCGTGGCTATAATGCCAAGGATGATCGCATGGGTAACAACCCCAATCAGATGAACATTCAATCCATGTATTCTGACATTGACCTTGACGCAAACGGGATGGAAACCGAGTTCCAAGCGGCCTTTGATGATCTTCTGTGGTTTATCAATCAGGATTTTGCCAACACTGGCCGGGGTGACTTCGAGGAAGAAGAAACTACCATTGTTTTCAACCGGGATATGCCGGTGAATGAAAGTGAAGCCATTGAAAACTGTGGGAAGTCCGTTGGTATTCTGTCCAATGAAACCATTGTGGCCCAGCACCCGTGGACAACGGATGTGGAATTGGAGTTGGAGCGGATCAGGAAGGAAAAGGAAGAAGCAATGGAACAGGCGCAGGATTACACCGGCGCTTTTGGGAATGTTCAGAAAGAAGATCCTGATGGTGATGAAGGCGGGGACGAATAATCCCCGCCTTCCCTATATGCCGGGGCAATAATGGGGCGGGGCCGGGGTTCACCTCCTTACCCGGTCAAAGGTGCAATTCCTTTCCCCGGCACTTTCTATGGCGTGTTAGTCAAGCGGTTAAGACACCGGCCCTTCAAGCCGGGAACACGGGTTCGACCCCCGTACACGCTACCACTTGCCGGGTTGGTGGAATGGCAGACACAGCGGATTCAAAATCCGCCGCCTTTGGCGTATGGGTTCAAGTCCCATACCCGGCACCATCTGGGAACGCTAAATAGTTGTTATGGGTTTTAGCACGGGCATGAGTTGCGGAGTGGTTATAGTGCCTGATCATTCAAGAAGGGAGCGTGACCCCGTGAAAAATGCTGACTATTGGCGGGGCCGGTTCGCCATTCTTGAAAATTCGGCCCACAAACAAGCGGATGAATACCTTCAGACACTTGAAGATATTTACCGGGAAACTGAACACACTGTTCAGCGGGATATTGAAAGCTGGTATCAGCGATTTGCAACCAATAACAATGTGACTTTGGCGGAAGCCCGGAAAATGCTGACCACCGGACAGCTTGAAGAATTCAAGTGGACGGCGGAACAGTATGTGAAAGCCGCACAGCAAGCCAACCTTTCCCCGGAATGGATTAAGAAGTTGGAAAACGCTTCAACCCGTTTCCATGTCAGCCGCCTTGAAGCAATCCAACTGCAAATTCAACAGCAGATTGAACTTCTGTATGGCAATCAGGTTGATGGGGTGGATGATCTTCTGAAGAAGCTGGTTTCCAATGGGTACACCCACGGGGCCTTTGAAATCCAAAAGGGCATTGGCCTTGGATGGGATTTCACCGCTTTGAACCAGAAGAAACTTGAAACCTTACTTTCAAAACCGTGGACAACGGACGGACGGACTTTTCGGGATCGCTGTTGGGTGAACAAGGCTGATTTGGTGGACACCGTAAACAAAGAACTGCTTCAAGGTATGTTGCGGGGTGATCCACCGGCCAAGACTATCACCGCCATTCAAAAGAAGTTCGGAACAGCCCGTTATAAGGCAAGGCGGCTGGTGCATACGGAAACCACCTATTTCAACGCTGTTTCCAAAATCCAGATGTATAAAGATTTGGGTGTGGATCAGATTGAAATTGTGGAAACGCTGGATTCCCGCACCTGTGCGGTATGTCAGCCCCTTGATGGAACGGTGATCCCGCTGGCCCAATATGAGCCGGGGGTGACTGTTCCGCCCTTCCACCCAAATTGCCGGGGAACCACTTGCCCCCATTATGACGATATGGACGGCGAAAGAGCCGCCCGCACCGCTGATGGAAAGGTGTACTATGTCCCGGCCAACATGAAATATACCGATTGGAAGAAGGCTTTTGTGGATGGTGTGAAGGATGGTTTGACGGTTGCCACCGTGGGCGCTATAATGAAGGCGAAAAGGGAATTGGAGCCGCTGAAGGCTGAAATGTTCCCTGAATACCTGACTGACAAGAAGGAACGGAAGAACACCCAAGCCCTGATTGATTATGTGAATGCGTGTGAAAACGCTGATCCTGATGTGGTTGCCCTTTATTCCAAAATGGGGGCTATGGAAAACATCAGGGCCAACGGTATTCCCATGAAGGTTTCCCACGGGAAAGGCTATGCGGTTAATTATCGCTATTATACCCGGAATGATCAGCTTGCGGATGTTGAATTGATTATTCCCAAGCTGGCAGGGGATGATCTTACCGGCCAAGTGGTTACGACCTTGCATGAGGAAATGCACCTGATGGATATGTTCAACCGGTCAGACCCGGCAAAGTATTCAGGTTGGTTCAGTTCCAGCCATGCCAAGTTAAGTTCCTTTTTCCAGAAAACCAACACTGATATTGCGGATGATATTGATTCCCTTTTTGAAGCCTTCGATAAGGAATGCAAGCGTATTACGGCGGAAATCAATGCTGAATTGAGAACCGCCACTTCCACCTTGACGGATCAATACTATGCAAGAACCATTTCTTATTCCGACTACAAAAAAGCCTTCAATAAGCTAAAGCGTGAAGCAAGTGAACAAATTGATTATCAATGCCGAAACGCTATGGGCGGCGGTATCAGTTCCCTTGAAGATATTTACGATGCCCTTTCCGGTGGTTCGGCCCGTGATGCTGGCCTTGTGCGATATGGTCACGGTTCCAAATATTACCGGGATATTGGGAAACGAGCGGAAGAAACCCTTGCCAATTATGGCGCTTTGTCGGTTGTCCGTCCTGACCTGATAGAAATGCTTCGTAAGGATAAACCGGAGTTGGTAGAAGCCTTGGAAGAAGTTATTCAGGATATGTTAAAGAAAGCGGGTGGTTAATATGACACGGGAAGAAAAGCTGATGAAGGTTCATGCGCTGTTGGCTGAAGTTTCTGATGTTCTGGTTGACCGCTTCTTTGATGCGGACAGTGAAGAACTTCTTGATGAAAAAATTGAAGTTCTTACTGCTTTGAAGGATGGGAAACCGCCTGACCAAATCCCCAATTATTATTCTGTTCTTGAAAACTTCAGCCCGGATCAGCATTGGGACTGATCCACAATATTGTTGATTGAACCACCCCGGCCTTCGGGCCGGTGGTGGTTTTTTCATACCTATTCGCCGTTTCCCGGTTGTGGGCGGAAAACAGAGCCGGGGGAAATCGTGGTTCCTGACCCACGGTAAAAAAGGATTTTATGATGGAGGTATCACACTATGACGAAAGAAAAGCTGATGGAGTGGGGCTTGACCGAGGAACAGGCCAACAAGGTTATGGAAGGGCTGAATGGTTCCTTTGTAACCAAGAGCCGGTTCAATGAGGTGAACGAGGAAAACAAGACCCTGAAAGCCCAAGTTTCTGAACGGGATGGGCAGATTGAAACCCTGAAGAAATCCGCTGGTGATAACACGGAACTTCAGAACCAGATCACCGCCCTTCAGGAAGCGAACAAGCAGAAGGACAAGGATCACGCCAATGAAATCAAGGCCCTGAAGATCAGCAATGCCGTTGATGTGGCCCTGACCAATGCCAAGGCCAAAAACAACACCGCTGTAAAGGCGCTGTTGGCCGCATTCTTGGAGAAGGCGGAACTGGCCGATGATGGCACGGTGAAAGGGCTGGATGATGAAATTGGCAAGCTGACCAAGGGTGAGGACACGGCTTTTCTGTTCGACACCAGCGGCAAGGCCAAGTTTAAGGGAGCCAAAGCCGCTGAAAAGAGTGATCCCCACAATCAGCCCACCGGGGATGACCTTTCCAAAATGTCCTATGACGAACTGTGCAAGTACATGGAGGAAAACCCGGATGCGGTTTTGGAGTAACCCACACAATTTGACTACACAGAAAGGAAGTTTGAACGATGGCTAACAGCAAGTTTGATGCAAAGTCTTTCAACCCTGAAGCGTTTAAGTACATGGTTGGCCGTGTGCCTAACCTGACCCTGAACGCCCTGAAGAAGTCCCGTGCGCTGGCCGGGAACCCTGATATTCGGGCGGTGTTCACCAGTCAGAATGGCACCGGCTATGCCCGTCTTGCCATGCGTGGCCTTCTGGATGGGGATGCGGTGAACTATGACGGTGAAACCGACATTACCGCCACTTCCACCAAGACCTTTGAACAGGGCATGGTGGTTGTTGGCCGTGCCAAGGCATGGACTGAAAAGGACTTCAGCTATGACATTACGGGCGGCGTGGACTTCATGGGCAATGTGTCCGCACAGGTTGCGGAGTACAAGGACACCTTGGATCAGAAAACCCTTCTTTCCATCCTGAAGGGTGTTTTTGCCATGCCCACCACCGATGCCAAGAACAAGGAGTTTGTGGAGAAGCACAGCACCACGATTTATGCCCCTATGAGCGCCACCACCCTGAACAGCGCCGTGAACAAGGCTTGTGGAGCCAATAAGCAGAAGTTTTCTTTGGTGTTCATGCACAGTGATGTTGCCACCAACCTTGAAAACATGAAGCTGTTGGAGTTCATGAAACAGACGGACGGGGACGGCATTCAGAAGGATTTGACCCTTGCCACTTGGAATGGCCGCACTGTGGTTGTGGACGATGATCTTCCCGCCGTGACCGGCTATGCCGATGCTGAAGCGGACACCCCCGGCGCTTTGGTGATCAAGGCTTCCGGTGCTTCCGGTGCTTCTGAAATTGATCTTGCCAAGGCAACCCCCTACTTTGGCACCCGTACCCTTGCCGCTGATATGTATGTGGTTCCCGCTACGCAGTACACCACCTTCATCATGGGCAACGGTGCTATCTCCTATGAAGATATTGGGGCCAAGGTTCCTTATGAAATGGCCCGTGACCCCAAGACCAACGGCGGTGTTGATACCCTGTATATGCGTCAGCGCAAGGTGTTCAGCCCCTATGGTATCAGCTATGAGAAGAAAAGTCAGACCAAGCTGTCCCCCACGGACACGGACTTGGAGAATGGGCAGAACTGGACGCTGGTTCACAGCGGGGAAAGCACTGCTTCCCAGCGCACCTATATCAACCACAAGGCCATTCCCATTGCCCGGATTCAGTCTTTGGGCTGATGGAATGGCGGTGATTCCCGTTGCGTGAACAGGTTATTGCAATGCTTACGGCCCTTGGCGTAACGGGGGCCGCTGAAGATCCCCTGTTGGATATTGTGATCAGCAATGTTCAATACAGGGTTCAAAACAAAACCAACCGAAAGGATATGCCTGAAGGGTTGGTGAGTGTGGCCGTCTATATGGCGGTTGGCGAATACCTGAACATGAAGAAGGTTTCCGGGCAGTTGGAAGGGTTTGACCTTGAAGCGGCAATCAAGCAAATTCAGGAAGGCGATACCAACACGGTTTTTGCCATTGGGGATGGGAATTTGACCCCTGAACAGCGGTTGAACAGTCTGATTGACTACCTG